GGTATTTCATTGCAATCCAAATACTGGCTGGATGCTTTGGTATTCTGTTGACGAAATGCGGAAATTTTATGATGATTATGTGTCCGAGCTTGGGTATAAAAGCTTGACTTCAATCTGGCTTAGTGCGAAAAATTGTCCAAACTTTATCACAAGGAGAAAGATGAATGGCTGCGTTTCCACCAGTAAGTAAAACTATATGGGTTACTTTTCAGAAAGAAGGAATCCATAAGTATCCAGCGGCATTAGATGATCCTAATTTAGCTACAGGTGATGAATATGATGTGTCCTTTCTTGGATATCCACATCGTCATATATTTCATTTCCGTGTAGAGATTGAAGTATTTCATGATGATCGGGACATTGAATTTATTCAATTCAAGCGATGGTTGGAGAGTATGTATGCTAATGGTACTCTACAATTAGATTATAAATCGTGTGAAATGATTTCAGATGATCTCTATGTTCCAATAAATGATAAATACCCTGGAAGAAACATTACTATTGAGGTAAGCGAGGACGGAGAAAACGGTGCTCGCTGCATTTATCCAAAGGAGTAAAAAGATGCAAAGTTTTAATCAATTTAATGAGGAAGTTGATGCTGAGAATGTTGAAGAGTCAATGACTGTTCATCTTAAACCTCATGCATCTGGTACACACTATATCGTACATAAAGTTGGATCGCAGCTACAGAAACAGGGCGGTATCAAAAAAGGTGAAAAGATTTCCGATACTGATGTTGACAGTCTTGGTGATTCGGGGATCAAAGTTAAACATCTGAAATAAATTATTAACATTTTGAAAGTATATTATGTCTTTATCTGAATTTTGTCATATCGTTCCAATTCCTCATCTTAATCTAACCGAAGGTCGCAGTATTCATCTTGTTCTAGCTCATCTAATCGAGCAGAGTGATGAATACTGTAACTTTTATTTAGAACAAAAAGAAAAATACAACTGTAAAATTATTATGGATAACTCGGCCTTCGAGATGTTTAAGGCTGGTAAACCAATGTATCCATCTGAAAAATTGTTAGAGATGGGTACTAAGATTAAAGCTGACTGGATTGTTATGTCAGATTATCCAGGAGAGCCTGGTGAGAAAACAATTGAAGCAGCTAAACAATTAGCGCCACTATACCACGATGCTGGGTTTGGTACATTCTTTGTACCTCAAGGTACTCCTGGTAACCCACAAGATCTCATCGATTCATTTAAATGGGCATCCAATAATTCGCATCTAGTGGATTATATTGGTATGTCTATCCTAGCCGCTCCTCTTGCTTATGGTGTAGAGAGTGGCAATAAGCTCCAACGATTTACTTCTCGTCTAAAGCTAATGTATCAGATGGAGAATTACCCACTACTGTCAAATATTAAAAATAATAATCAACGAGTACATTTTCTTGGTATGGTTGATGGACCTAATGAGATTATGTTCATGTCCCCATTCAGCAAATATATTGATACGTGGGATTCCTCTGCTGCATGCTGGCTTGGACTCAATGGTCAAACATTTGATGAAACACCTACAGGTCGTCGGGATGGAAAGTTTGAAAAAGAAGTTGACTTTATGTTCAAGACAGATGATGATAGTAATATAAGAATGGCTATTAATAATATGAATTATATTGATAAGCTGATGTATGCTTATCTTTATCGGTTGGAGGTAACTTGGAAGAGATGAAATATAACTATAATGAAGATGTTAATATTGAGCTAGTTAAGAACTATATAGATAGTACTTACGGTCAACATTATGTTGGTAACAAAGAGATACAGACTGTTGACTTTTGGGAGTCGTTAGGTAGTCTTGATACAACGTGTCGAGATACTGCTATTAAATATTTGGCTCGTTATGGTAAGAAGAATGGACGTAATAAGAAAGATCTTCTTAAAGCTATTCATTATATTATTTTGATGATGTATGCTCAAGACAAAGATGAGAGTGAAGAATGAAACATATTATGAGTGATAGCTCGTCCTCGTCATTAACAAATGTACAAGATGAGGATGTTCAACCCAATGCAGTAGATTTGCGTTTGGGTAAAGTATTCTCTATAGCTAATAATAGATTTACTATAAGTGAAGCTGGCAAAGAACATCGAGGTTCAAAACTCATTGAACCAGATGAAAAATTTTGGTATCATCTCGATCCTGGTATGTATGAAGTAATTATGGAAAATGTAATTACAGTTGGAACAGATGAAGCTGGGTTTGTTATTACACGGTCTTCCTTAAATCGTAACGGTGTATTCTTAACATCTGGTCTTTATGATACAGGTTACAGTGGTGTGATGGCAGGTGTAATGCATGTCGGGGCTGGACCTATGTCAATCAGGCAGGGTACACGGATAGGCCAATATTTGAGTTTTAATGCTGAATCATTATTTAATTATGATGGTGACTATGGTAACAAAAAAGATCATGATAAAAAATATGGAGAGAATGAATGAATGAAGTAAGTATTGATATTGGTGAATTGCGGAAGCGCAAAATCATGATTGCCACACCAATGTATGGTGGAATGTGTGGAGGTCAATATACTCGCGCAATGATTGAGTTTCAGAAAGTCTGTAGTGAATATGAAATTCCATCAGAATTCTTTTTTCTGTTTAACGAATCGTTGATTACACGCGCTCGGAATTATTGTGTTGATGAATTTATGCGTAGCGACTTCACACACTTAATGTTTGTTGACGCTGACATTGGTTTTAACCCACACGATGTTCTTGCTCTCGCTGCAATTGCTGATCCAGAAACTGATAAAGATATCGTATGTGGTCCATATCCTAAAAAAGTTATTTCTTGGGAAAAAATTAAGCGAGCAGTTGATAAAGGTTTTGCTGATGAAAATCCACAACGGTTAGAAAACTATGTAGGTGATTATGTTTTCAATCCAGCAGACGGTAGCTCGGAGATTGCTTTGAATGAACCAGTAGAAGTACTTGAAGGTGGTACTGGCTTTATGATGATTCAGCGAAAAGCATTTGAGAAATATGAAGCTGCATATCCTGAGTTCAAATATCTACCTGATCATGTTCGCTCGGCAAACTTTGATGGTACCCGTGAAATCATGGCATACTTTGATTGTGTAATCTGTCCTGACTCTAAGCGTTATCTGTCAGAAGATTATATGTTCTGTCAGTGGGCGCGTAAGGCTGGCATTAAAGTATGGATGGCACCTTGGATGCGGCTTAGTCATACTGGTTCGTATCAGTTTGGTGGCAGTCTTGTCGACCTTGCTAATATTGGTGCGGCTGCTACTGCAGATCCAAGTGAGAAACTTAGATAAAACTATTGATACTATACTTAAATTGATCTATACTTATTATAATATGGAGTTAAATTATGAATATTTCTGACAATACACTATCCGTTCTTAAAAACTTTTCGAGCATCAATCAAAACCTTGCTGTGAAGTCTGGCAACAAAATCCGTACAATCTCCCCACAGAAGACTGTTATGGCTGTTGCTCAGGTTGAAGACATGTTTGATTCTCCGTTTGCAATCTATGACCTCAATCAATTCTTAAGCGCAATCAGTTTGTTTGAGAAGCCAGACTTTACGTTTGAAGACAAAAATGTTGTCGTGGCAAATGGTAAATCCTCAATCAAGTATTTTTATGCTGATGATTCTATGGTAATGACTGCACCAGATCGTGATATTGAACTTCCCGATACGCTTGTTGAGTTCAAGCTACCTACTGATATCTTGAAGAACACTATGCAAGCAGCAAGCGTTCTACAAGCCCCCAACTGGTCTGTTGTTGGTAATGGTTCAATTATTGAAATTGTTGTTGGAGATGTAAAAAATAATACTTCAAATAATTATCGTGTCACAGTCGGTCAAACATCTGAAGAGTTTGATATTACATTTAAAGTTGAAAACCTAAAGATGATGTTGCGGGATTATAACGTTGCTGTTTCATCTAAAGGTATCAGTCATTTCACTACAGAAAAAGGCGACCTAAGCTACTTTGTTGCAACTGAAACAAGGTGACCTTCAGAGCCCCTTAATCGCAAATAAGGGCATGTGAAGGTAACGTTATTTGAATCTGTGGAGTATATATATTATGGACAATTTGTTATGGGTCGAAAAATACCGGCCAGCTAAGATTGAAGATTGCGTTCTTCCTGCTGA